TTTAAGATATTCTGTCAGGGTGGGCTAAACACTAGTAGAGATGTTTTATCTCAAGGTGAAACTGCACCTGGTTCTGCTATAAAACTTACAAACTATGAACCCTCTGTTACTGGTGGTTATCGTAAGATAAACGGATTTAGTAATGACTATGGAACAGTAACAGGTACAGGAAATGTTCTTGGAGTTTGTGTAGCTAATGGTATTAATGATGGCATACTAGCCTGTCGAACTCCTTCTAGTGGCAATAACTATTTACATAAATGGAACAATTCTACAAGTTCATGGGATGCTGTAACTACTTCTGGATCACCTACCATGTCAGGTGTATCTAAGGTTAGGTTTTCTAGGCTTAACTTTGGAACTGCAAAGGTTGTGTTAACAGACGGTATAAATCCTGCAGCTACTTATGATGGTTCAACATATACACAGATTACTCATTCAGATGCTCCGACTGATCCAAAGTTTTCTGCAATATTTCAAAACCATTTGTTTTTAGCAGGTGATCCTGCACACCCAACAAAACTCTATCACAGTGCTCCACTAGCAGAAACAGACTTTGCATCAGGTAATGGTGCAGGAGTAATAAATGTAGGTTTTCCTATAGTTGCAATTAAATCATTTAGAAACGAACTGTTTATATTTGGCAACACAAACATTAAAAAATTATCAGGCACTGCGTTAGCTAACTTTGCAGTACAAACTGTTACAGACGATCTTGGTTGTTTAGCTACAGACAGTGTTATAGAAATAGGTGGGGATCTACTATTCTTGTCACAAGATGGTTTACGCCCCATTTCTGGTACAGATAAGATTGGTGATGTTAACCTAGAAACTGTATCAAAAGATATTCAATCAGTTTTTACAGATGTTGTTTTTGATATTGACTTAGATGGTTTAAACGCTGTTGTTATTAGAGGTAAAACACAATTTAGGTATTTCTTTGCTGCTGCAGACACACAAGGTGTTATAGGTGGATTTAGACAAACACCTAATGGCTTACAGTTTGAGTATGGGCAATTATTAGGTATCACAGCTACCTGTGCAGATAGTGGTTACATAGGACAAAACGAATTTGTATTACATGGAGATAGTACAGGTAAAGTTTATAGACAAGAAAAAGGTAACAACTTTGGAGGAAGCGATATATTTAGTGCTTTCCAAACTCCTTACTTGTATATGCAAGACCCAGAGCAACGTAAAATATTTTATACTATAGCAACTTATTTACGTTCTGAAGGTGATAATGAAATACTAATGTCAGCAGTATATGATTACGAAGATGTAAATGTGTTAAACCCCAATGACTTTACAATAAGTAATGAAAATGCTGCTGCCTATTATAACGAGGCTGCGTATGCTGCTGCTGATGCTACTAGTGGTGCTGTTTACGATGGTAGTCCTGCGCCTATACGAAGAACAAATGTGTCAGGATCAGGCAAGTCAATATCAATAAGATATGTTACAAACGATACAAAACCTTCACACAGTATACAAGGTTTGGTAATTACATTTGGGGTAGGAGATAGGTTATAACATGGCAGGTTATTCAAGACAATCCGCATCAACTATACAGCCTAATGAGGTCATTAAAGCTGCACCAGTAAACGCAGAGTATAACGCAATACGAGATGCGTTTGCTTTATCTGGTGGTCACAAACACGATGGTAGTTCTACTGAAGGTGCATACGTACCTCTCATAGCTGATACTGATGCTTTAAACAAAGTAGTGGTAGACACTAGTAACAATAGACATGGGGTGTTTGTTGAGGTTTCTTCCTCAGCAGTTGAACAGGTTAGATTTCAAGATGGTGTAATTGTACCTGTAACAGATAATGATATAGACTTAGGTACAAGTTCTGTAGAGTTTAAAGATTTATATTTAGATGGTACAGCTACAGTAGATACACTTCAAGTAGATGAGAATGCTACAGTAACAGGCAACCTTTCTGTAAATGGAAACACTACACTTGGTAATGCAGCTACAGATACTGTTACGGTAACTGCTGACATTGCCTCTGCTCTTTTACCTTCTGCAGATGATACACATGACTTGGGTGCTACAGGTTCTGAGTGGCGTGATTTATATATAGATGGGCAAGCTAACATAGACACTCTTGCTGTTGATGCAAATGCTACGGTGGCAGGTACACTTGTAGTGACAGGAGCTACGACATTAAACGGTGGCCTTGTCATGGACTCAGATAAGTTTACCGTTGCGGATACAAGTGGTAATACTTCTATTGGGGGTACTCTTACAGTTGCAGGTGCAACTACGTTAGCTGCTACATCTTTTGGTGATGCAAACATTACCAATGTAGGAGACATAGCGTTAGACAGTATTAGTGCAGATGGTAGCACAATTACTATTACTGGTAACACTACGTTTGCTGATGGTTCTTTTGATTTTAACATAGCCTCTCACGATGGAACAAATGGACTTGCTCTTGGTGGTACAGTAGTAACTGCTTCAGCAGCAGAACTAAACATCATGGATGGAGTAACTGCAACTACTGCTGAACTTAATATTATGGATGGTGTTACAGCCACCACTGCAGAGTTAAACATACTTGATGGGGTAACTGCAACAACAGCAGAGTTAAATATATTAGACGGTGTTACTGCCACTGCTGCAGAGCTTAATACACTAGACGGTATCACAGCAGTTGTTGGCGAACTTAACGCACTAGACTTAGGAAGTACAGCAGTTGGTACTGCTATTGCATCTAAAGCTGTAGTGTTAGATGCTAATAAAGACTACACAGGTATTCGTAACTTTACAATAACAGGCAACTTAACTGTAGGGGGTACTACCACAGTTGTTGATACTGTTACTATGAATGCACAAAATGCTGTGGTATTTGAGGGTGCTACTGCTGATGACCACGAAACTACACTTACGATTGTAGATCCTACAGCAGACCGCACAATCAATTTACCAAATCAAAGTGGTACTATCCCTGTACTAGCTGCAGTAAGCGCAACTCAAATTAGTGCTACGCCTGAAGAGTTAAACATCATGGATGGTGATACTTCTGCTACATCGACTACACTTGCAGATGCAGATAGAGTTGTAGTTAATGATGCAGGAACTATGAAGCAGGTAGCTCTTACTGATTTTGAAACATACTTTGAGTCAGCACTTGATACATTATCAAATGTAACTACAGTAGGTGCACTAAATAGCGGTAGCATCTCAAGTGGATTTGGTGCTATAGACAATGGCTCAAGTGCTATTACCACAACAGGCACTATAACTTATGGTAGCTTATCAGATGGGTCTATAACTATTACAGGTTTTGTTGATGAAGATGACATGTCTTCCAACAGCGCAACATTAATTCCTACGCAACAATCTGTAGAGGCTCGTATACAAGCTGTTAACGCAACTGCTAATAATGTAACAGGTCTTAATGCTACAGGTGCAGAGCTTAATACTGTAGCAGATGTATCAGCAATTAGTCCTGACACTTCTACAGCAGTAGCAAACAATGATGCAATACTTATGTTTGATAATTCAGCTACTGGATTAAAGTATTTTGATGTAGACTTACTTGATACATACTACGCACAGACAAGTAAAACGCTAACAAATAAAACTCTTACTAGCCCTGTTGTGACAGGCTTACATCTTAATGACGCAGGTTTTACTGTAGAAGGTTCTAGTGCTGATGGCAATGAAACTACTATAGCTTTTACTGATCCAACAGCAGATAGAACAATTACATTTCCTGATGCTACAGGTACGATTGCTTTACTAGCAAGTCCTACTTTTACAGGAACACTAACTGCTCCTACCATAAATGCATCGACTGCTTTACAAATAGGTGGAGTAGCAGTAACATCTACAGCAGCAGAATTAAACATACTTGATGGTGTTACATCTACAGCAGCAGAGTTAAATATATTAGATGGTGTAACAGCAACTACTGCAGAATTAAATCACGTAGACGGTGTAACCTCTGCAATACAAACACAATTAGACGCTAAGGCATCAACTGGTAAGGCGATTGCAATGGCAATGGTATTTGG